GTGCTCTTCCGATCTCATTGAAGTTTCGGTTGAAGAATACGTAGGAAAAACTAAGGATGGAAAACTTAACTCACAATGGAGTACGAAAATGGCAACTATGATTCGTAAAGTTGCAATCACTCAAGCGTTAAGAGAAACATTCCCTAATGACTTCCAAAAAATGTACGCAGCCGAGGAAATGAATGTTGATGTTAAATTGGATGAAGCTCCAATCCAACAACCTACAAACATTGTTGAGCAAGCACCTGTACAACCACAAACATATTCGCAACCCGAAGAACCACAACCCGAAGGTGTAAGTCTTGTATAAAAGCAAACGTAGCCAAGCTACAGATATTCCTAAATCAGTTAAAGATACTGTATGGGAAAGAGATGGGAGAATGTGTATCTTTTGCGGTTCTCCCTTCGCATTTCCCGAAGGACACGTTTTATCGAGAGCACAAGGCGGACTTGGGGTAGAAAAAAACATTATTACAGTGTGTAGAAGGTGTCATAACCTACTAGACCAGAGTTCAAAGAGAGAGAAAATGCTAGAAATTGCCAAAAGATATTTAGAACGTATCTACGGACACATTGATGAATCAGAGGTGAAATATAATGCTAAGTCAAAATGAATTGTTGTTTAAATATAATCCATTCAAAGTTAAATATTGGAAAGATGAAGAAATCCGAGAGCAACTTTCAATCTTAGTTGATGCATATATTCCTGATGAAAACGCAGTTATGGAAATGGCATTAAATGTCGAAAACCTTGCAAATCAAATGTTCTTAATTGGTGAAATGATGGCTAGATTACAGGAACAATCGAACATTCTTAAAGCAGATATTGAAAATAAAATGACAAATGCAATTTATGTTGAGCGAAGCACTTGGGAACGTGACCATGACGGAAAAGCACCAAGTATTAAATTCTTTGAAGCATTAGCTTGTCAAAAAGTAGCTGATGAAAGAACTAAGCTTGCAAAAGTTGATAGTGATTTAAAGCGTTTCAAAACTGCTTATGAAAGTATCGAAGCCAAGATGAATGCGACCAAGAAAAAAATCGAGGTCACTAAGTTTGAAATTGGAGGTGCTTAATATGGCTTTCATTGGAATTGACCCAGGAAATATAGAGAGTGCATATGTAGTTGTTGCAGATGATTTAAGCGAAGTCCTAGAAAAAGGAAAAGTTGAAAATCATGAATTGATGAAATTACTTACTCGTTTCAAGTTAACATACGATATTCGATATGTAGCTATTGAAATGATTGCTTCTTATGGTATGGCAGTTGGTGCATCTGTATTTGATACGTGTGTATGGATAGGGAGATTTAAAGAGCATTGTTTGAAACTTTTATGGGAAGTGGAGTTTGTATATAGGAAAGAAGAAAAAATGCTTCTATGCAACTCTATGAAAGCAAAAGACAGTAATATTATTCAAGCTCTGATTGATTTGTTTGCTAAAGATACTCCAAACAAAGGAAAAGGAACAAAAAAAGAGCCAGGATATTTCTACGGATTTAAAAAAGATATATGGCAAGCAATGGCAGTTGCCTATGTTTTTCATACAAAGTACATAGGCACGGAATGTTAGAAGGTGTGAAGAGTGAAAGATGCATTAGAGCTAAAAGATTATCGTGAAAAATTCAAACGATATTACGGATTAGATTTTAGCAAAGATTATCATATTCATCATATTGACTTAAACCATTCAAACAACGATATAGAAAACTTGATGATAGTTCCAAAAGAACTTCATGAAGTATATCACGAATGTCTAGTAAACGTGCAAATGTTGACAGAAGGAAAAGGCACATCAAGATCATTTGAATTTGATGTAAAACCTATAGGTAATATTTCAGGCTATCAAAACTTTGCTTTCGCAAATCTACTTAGATTTATGAAAGTGCTAGAGGAAATGAATAATTGGTACGATTACAAACTTTATCTAGAAGGAAAAATGCCAAATTATCATGGAATTACATTACATTAAAGGAGAATGGTATGTCAGTGATTAGAGTAAATAATACTAAAGGCTTTACAGTGATGAGCAATTATCACTTTCAAGATAAAGAAATCTCACTAAAAGCAAAAGGACTTCTTGGCTTGATGCTTTCTTTACCTAGCGATTGGGATTATTCGATAAACGGATTAGTTGCAATCGTAAAGGAAAATAAAGCAGCGGTTCAATCCGCACTTAAAGAACTTGAAGAACATAAGTATTTAAAACGTACAAGAGTTCAAGACGAAACAGGAAGATTTGATTATGTCTACGATATTTACGAGAAACCGTATGATAAATTACCGTGGACGGAAAATCGGCGCACGGATATTCAATGCACGGAAAATCGGTGCACTGAAAATCAACCACAAATAAATACTAATAAACAAAGTACTAATAAACAAAATACTAAAGAATTAAATACTAATAATTCTTTAGGTGAAAAAGGCAAAAAAGAAACAGTTAATTCTGTTATTGCAGAGTATACAGAAAACAAAGATTTGCAAGATGCTTTGCATGGTTTTGTTGAAATGAGAAATAAAGCAAGAAAGCCTTTGACTGCTAGAGCTATGAAGTTGTCTTTAAATAAATTAACTGAATTAGCATTAGATGATGTTACCAAGATTGCTATTGTAAATCAGAGCATTGTACATAGCTGGTTAACATTCTACAAATTGCAGAACAATAACAATGGCGGTCAAAGACAATTGACGAGAAAAGAAATGGGGTATGCATTTTGACATTAGAAGAAACTGAAAGAATCTTACAGGTGCTAAGAATCAATTATCCTATGAGCTACAAAAACATGACTCAAGAAGATACACAAGCCTATTTAAAGCTTTGGCAAGTGTCTTTTAAGGATTATGAATACTTGGTTGTAGCAAATGCAGTTAATCAAATCATTCAAAGTGATACAAGAGAGTTTGCTCCAAATGTAGCGCAAGTAAAAACACGAATCAGTAAAACTGCTATTGGAAAAACTAAAGAGTGTGGAGAGGCTTGGGAAATCGTTTTAAGGAACGCTAAGTGCGACCCTCATACTAGTAAGGTCAACTACGATAAACTGCCTAGAAACATTCAGAAAGCACTCGGAGGAAGCTATCTGTTAAGAGATATTGCGTGGAGTAATAAAAAAGACTTGCAATACTATCGAGATAGATTTTTACAAGCTTATAAAGAGATTTGTGAAGAAGAAGTACAGTTATTAAATTCAGGTCAAATCAGTTTGGAAATGTATCAACAACACGATCAATTGCCTGCACCTCCAAAAAAGGAGGAAGGTATGAAGATGTTGGGAGATTTGATGAACGGATAAAAAGAGGAGGGGTAGCAAGTGCAATATTATATGTTGGATAAAAACGATATATCAGTTGTACGAGGAATCGTAAACACCAAAGATGTAATGAGGGAATTGGGCATTACAAACGCTCAATTCCATAAGATGTTGAGAAACGAGGAAACCTACAAAGAATGTATTCTTCTTCCTGTTGAAACTGATAATGAAGAAAGAAGAAAAGTAACAAGTGAAGATGACGAGCAATTCCAACTGATTGGCGAAAGTAAAACAGGAATCAGATATTACATTACAAGTTATTTAAGAGTTGTTTCTGTTGATCTAAAAGGAAATCAAAAGGAAATGAAGGCTAAAAAGGAAACGGAATCAATATACAGAGTTGCAGTGAACTTTAAAGAAGGCAGAAGATACTTGAACGTATTATTTGAAGCCTACAAAGCTTTTGTTGGGGAAATAGAAAAGAATGATTCTATCGTTTGGGACGGAGAAATGAAAATTGAAAACCTAAGAGTTATCAAATTAGCTCAGACTCAAGGGTTAAGAAACAAGAAGAAAGTAAGAATAGGCGATACAGTCTATAGCTCAATTGCCGAGTGTGCTAGAAAGAATTTCATTTCTAGATCACATATGTATCAGATGATAGAAGGAATCGTACCTAATTCAATAGGTGTTGAATTTGTATAAAGGAGTCAAAAAGAAATGAATAGAGTAATTTTATCAGGTGAAATCGGTAGCGATATTGTTTTAAAGAAAACAACTACAGGACAAAGCCTATGCAACTTCTCAATTGAAGTTAAAGAAAAAGGGAAGGACGGACAAGAACGTAAATATTTCTTCGATTGCACTGCATGGGGAGAAAATGCAGAACATATTAATCAATATGGATTTAGAGGACAACACATTGCAGTTGATGGAAAGCTTCAAAAAAGCTCATACACGAACAAAGAGAATCAGAAGGTGTATAAGACTAGCGTGTATGTTACGGACGTAGAATTGGCTTTAAACAATGCCACAATGCCACAAACGCAAGCTTATCAACAAACGTGTCAACAAACGTATCAACAACCTCAACCGCAACAGATGCAGCAGCCACAAACAGTACCATTTACAAATCAAGTAAATTACCAATCATATCCTACAAATGATGATTTGGGAGAGGGGATGCCATTCTAGATGATTGCGAAAAGATATGATGATGAACTTATGTACAGTGTTCAAAGATGTGATGATAGTTCTAACAAATACAAATACTGTACAAGTGATGGAAAACTAGCTTTTAAAAAGCCTGGAAAAGACTTTCTAGGGGTAACAAAGCAGAACTACAAGAATGTTTATGTCATCAATGGAGAAATTTACATTGGAGAGTATGTTGGGAATGGTGAATAAATGGAAAAACAGATAAATCTCACGGGGGGTTATCTATAATCAAGATTGTTTAAAAGGACTAAAAGAAATTAAAGACAATCAATTTGATGTTGCGATTACATCCCCTCCATATAACAGGGTAAGAAATGATAAGTACGCTCATTATGATGATGTTAAAAACAATTATTACAAGATGATCGTTGATGTAACGAACGAGTTATTAAGAGTGTGCAAGAAAGATGTAATCGTGAATATTCAAGCAACATATTTCAACAAAAAAGATGTTTATAAATACATTGGATATTTCGCAGATAAGTTAAAAGGAATTGTAATTTGGGAGAAAACAAACCCTCAACCAAGTATCAACAAGATTAAGGATGAGAACGGAAACATACTTACATCAGTATGTAATGCAGTTGAATATTTCTTTGTTTTAAATGAACAGGCAGAGGAGTTTAGAGCTTATGGGTCAATCAAAAACATTGTGCATAGCTCAGTTAATGAAAAACACTTTAAAGGACATGGAGCAATTATGAAATATGAAATTGCCGATTGGTTTGTTAAAAATTTCAGTGTTAAGGGAGATACGATTGTTGACCCGTTCTTAGGAACAGGAACAACCGCTATCGCATCAGAACTTAATAAAAGAAAATATGTTGGATATGAAATATCTAAAGAATATTGTCAAATTGCAAAGAAAAGAATTGCAATAGAAACAAGTACATTATTTTAAGGAGTGCACGAAATGATATATGGATAATGTTTACGGAAGATTTGCTTCATTCTTTAAAAACTACGAATTAAAAGAAGCGGACAAATACATTAAGCGTGTGTTTCCAAATGCTGAGTTTTATTTAGATTACGAGCACGCACTAGTCTTTGAAAGAATAGGCGAAGATGAAGAAATTGATCTTGATTATCATACAGTGATAAACGGAGTTGCTTATGATGGGACGTTCACAAGCAATTATAACGAGTTAGTTAAATATTTTGATGAATCAGATTATGAGAAAAAGAAATCAAAAGTATTTACGTGCAATGGTAAAAAGTATGAACAAGAAACGTTGTTTTAAATAGGAGTAAAGAATGAAAAAGAAATGCAAAGTGTGTGGTAAAGAGTTTGAAACTAAAAGCAACAGAGCGATTTATTGTAGTGATAAATGCAAACGTGCAGCTATTAGAGAAAAAGAAAAACCAGCACTAATTAAAAGAGCAAAGGATATGTCTAGAGATAAAAATAAGGTTTACCCACTGTATCAAAGCAAATGTGCGATATGTGGATGGCGGATAAGCGAAAATTTGGTCATTCACAAAGGAAAAGCGTTGCCTTCATATGGTTGTGAAATACACCACATTGTACCAGTTTCAGAAGGTGGAAGTGGAGAACTAGATAATCTGATTATGTTGTGCCCAAACTGCCATAAAAAAGCAGATTACGGAGTTATTACACGTGAACAACTTAGAAAAGCTCAAAAAAAAGAATGTGATAATGAAGATTTTAGCAATAGACCTGAGAATATGATTGCTAAATTACTAGGATTATAGAAGGAGTAAAGCATGGAAAAATATTTATTTAAATCGAATATATTCGCTCAATTATCAGAAATCGTAGAAGCTAATTCAGAAAAAGAAGTTTGGGATAAAATTAGAAATCGAAAATCTTTTGAAATTAAGCAAGAAGTTTTGAAGGTTTATCCATCATCAATTGAGATTACAAAAATCAAAGAAAAAAAGGAGAAAAGCAACATGGAATATAACAAAGAAAATTACAAAGGAAGAAGAATCAGACTTTATCCACATGATACATACATGCAAGAAGGAATCATCACAAATGTGGATGATTTAGGATTTACTGTATTGATCACAAAAGCTGATGAGAAGTCTGACTACAAAGTAGGATGCGCATATTTTTTAAATCATGCTAAACCTCTTAAATTCTGCTTTCTAGATTAAAGGAGAGCAACAAATGACAAGCACAGAATTAATTAAAGATATGCTTGAAAGACAGAAAGCATATGATGAGGAAGTATTTAAGAAACATAATGTTGACTATGTTTCTAAAGCTCAATTAGAAAGTGCGTTATTTGATGAATTAGGAGAATTGATGCACGCTCAGAAATCAGATTGGTGTTGGTGGAAATTTACGCAAGAACCTAAAGACGAAGCTAAAGTGTTTGAGGAATACATTGATGTTGTACATTTCGCTTTAATGTACGAAATCAAGTTTGGCTCAAGATGCTATCAATACGAGGACATTAAGTGGAATTACAACAAGCTAAAAACGGATTTAGGTTTTGGACAGGCATATGCGTTTAGCTGCGTAATCAGTTTAACACGAGATGATAACGTATTAGCTTACGTAATCGCATTAGGATTGCATTTAGGATATTCGTTTGGGGAAATCTACAACGAGTATATTCGTAAGAATGAGATCAATAAAGAAAGATTAGCGAAGGGGTATTAAGATGTGGGTTAGAAGTCAGGATAGAAAAAAATTAACAGAAATTCATGATGTGGAAATTGATAGTGGATTTAAAGTTTGGGGTAGTGGTTCTTTAATTGGCGAATATTCTACAGAAGAAAAAGCATTGAGAGTTCTAGATAGAATTGAAGAATTAATTGAGAATCAGTGCGGATTAACGTTCTATATGCCTGTAGATGATGAAGTGGTAACGGTAAAGAAAAGATTCAACTATGCAGAATTTCGCATGTTAGAAGAAAAAGAAAAGTGAGGAGATGGAAGTATGACAGAAAAAGATTTAGATGAATTTGAAAAAGAATTCGGATTTAAATTGTTGCCTACATCATTCAAAAAGCCTTTATCAGAAATCACAAAAGAGGAATACAGAGAACGTATTGAATATGTGTGGAACGCAATTATTAATGACGATTCAAATGAGGAGGATGATAATGATTGAAGAAAGAATAGAAGCATATAAAAGAGACATAAGTAAATGTGAGACAGTAATATTGATAGAAACATTTGGTCGTTTAGCACACAATTTCTATATAGATTCAAAATGGAATGATGTTCAAATTAAAATGGACATTATAATTGAAGAAATTCTAAAAAGAACAGGAGAGCGAAAATGATAAATTTAAAGAACGGATACGTAATTACATCTGATGGAAAAAGCTTCACCTTGTTTCAATATGTACTTCAGGAAAGCAAAGATGGTAATGTAACGGAAGTCAAGAAACAGGTTTCCTTTCACTCAACTTTAGAGAGTGCATTACAAAGCTATTCTAATTGCGTGATGGCAGATTTGGTTAGCAATTATGATATGGATTTAAAGTTCGTTAAAGAAGCTATTGATGAGCTAAAAAGGGAGATAATGGCATATGAATAAAAGATATGAATATGGCGGATTTATATACTGTGATGATGATTTGTCAAAAGAAATAAAAAATTATGGTGGTATTTTATACGATTTGTTCTCAGAGTTAGAGCGTGATGGTAAAGCTGGATGTAGAGAGATTTATTACAGTAAAGAAAGTAATGAGCCTTATGAAGATTACGAAGATTTAATTGAATCAGAATTTAGTGAGCTAGAGGTAGATGAAAATGAATGAATATCAAAAAATGTTACAAGTTCTTGAAAAAGATTATCGATTTGCGTGTGGAAAAGCAATGATAGAAGAGACTGCTCGTGCCAAGGTATATTTTGAATTTTTGGCTAACCTTGCGGATAAAGAAACACCAAAGAAACCTGTAGATATTGAATTTGAACCATGCGGAGATTTGATGTTATGTTGTCCAACTTGCAAGCATGGAGTTGTGCCTATTCCAACGTATCATGGAAACAAATATTACCCTCGTTGTCCTTTTTGTGGGCAGTTGTTAAAAGGAGAAGAAGATGAATAATACAGAAAACAAATACAAAATGGCTTTGGAAATTGTACAACCATGTTTCGTATCTATGTTAAAAGAATTAGATGGCAGAGAAATGTGTGATACAGAAGCAATTAGCTTTTTGAATTTAAGAGAATTGGTTGAAAGAGCAACTCCAAAAAAGTTGGTGGCTACAAGGCATACACGAAGATGTCCATCATGTAATAGACAGATGAGTGATATTAATAATGCGCATCCAAACATGAAATTTTGCCCAAATTGTGGACAAGCATTGGATTGGGAGGTAAGAAAATGACCACATGGAAAATGTATAGCGAATCAAAACCGCTGTTTAGTGATTTGTATTTAGTAAAGTTTAAAGATGGATGCTTTTTAGGTGAATATGGGGTTTGCTATTATAGTCAGGAACATAAATCATTTGGTGAATTTATATCTTTCTATGATTCAGAAAGAGATGAAGATGATGAAGCGTTCGTTTCTTGCAAATCTATTGTTGCTTGGGCACCGTTCCAAAGAATTGATGAGGAACACAAAGAAAAAACTGCTGAGCAGAGGCTAGAGGAAAAAGTAGAAATAAAAGAAGCAATAAATCCAGAAGTGACTAATCTTGAATATTACAAAGATGAAATTCTAGAAAATTGCATTGAGGATTTAGCAGTAGTCAAAGGGAGACCTAAGCTATGCTATAAAACTAATTGCAATGACTGTGACTTTAAAATCAATCAAAAAGAATGTCATAAAATGGCAAAAGATTGGCTAAAGCATCTACACGAAAAACCAGTATACAAATTAACTAAATTTGAAAAAGAATTATTAGAATGCTATTCAGATGTATACCGTTTTAAAGTATTTAATTCTTTAAACGGGATGAAGGAAAAGGGATATTTTAAAGGCATTGATGATAATGAATTAATTGGAGAAATCCTAGCAAAATGTGAGGTGGTTTGATGATTTATTTCTTTGCAGGATTTTTCATAGGGGGCATAGTTGCAATGTTCCTTTATTCCTTAGTTGTTTCAGAGCGAATAAACGAATTGGAGCTTGAAAATGGTAGATTGATTGATGATCTTAATAAGGCCGAGTATGAAGTTAAAAAGCTCAGGTATTTACATAAGGAGGTGTCTTATGAAGGTTTTGAGGAAACGAAATAAACTAATTAAGGAAAGTACAGATGTACTTATTAAATTGAAAATCAGTGTTCCTGATGTAGATAACTGTAATTCATGCCATATCGTAGATTCCTTATTAAATGAAATTTGGGATGCAGCATGGAGTAAAGAAGGGGTCGAAGTAGAAGATTTGAAAGCTACATACATAAAGGAGAAAACAACGAAATGATGTATTTAAGTATGGCAATCCACAATATAGCGGTAATGATATTTACCGCATACATGGTAATTCACGTACATCCTATTTGGGCAGTTTGCATTTTATTCACTCATAGAATTGGAACTAAAATTGTACGTGTTCCAATCGAGGAAGATACAAAGGATGATGCAGTAGATGATAGCAATGAATCAGGTAGAGATGAGTTTTAAAAATGTAGAAAAAGCTCTGAAAGACAACAGATTATATGAAGCCTATGACGATATGGTATTAATTAAACAAGCTTTAATTGAGAGAGAAAGAAAAATATACGGATTGCAGCAGCATAACAGAAATTTAGAGGATAAACTAGGAAGGATAGGAGGTTATCATTATGAAAATCCTAAACAATAATATCTATTGGTGTGATTTGCCAAGATATAGCAATACAGTACTTTGCAAAAGGAGACCTTGTATCGTTATTTCAAACGATATTCAGAATAAAGTAAGTGCTACAGTAAATGTAATTCCAATTACTAGCAATTTAAAAAGAACGGATTTACCATGCCACGTTATGGTAGATACAGGACATGAATATGGAATGGCGAAAGCCGAACAAATTTTAACGATCAACAGAGAAAATGTTAAGTGGCATATAAAATCACTCGATTGGCAAGAAGCAAAAGAAGTAAAATGTGCATTATTAACCCAGATTGGAATTATCTAAATGCCTAAAAGAGATACAGAATACGAGCATTTCAAAGAAACCTGCGGAGGATGGTTTAATTACCATGGCAATATAGGTCTAAAAGCAGGGGATGTAGCAATGGCTACTTTATTTGATGAAACTGAATTAGTACAAATTGTATTAACTAAACCTTATACTTTCAATCGCTGGTGGTGTAAGATCGTTGGTTTCAATAGTGATGGAATTGAATATCTAGTTGACAGGACAATGATATTTCAGATTTTGATTGATAAAGACTACAACTTGCGTAGAAAAAGAAGAAAAACTTCTTAAAATCAATTTAAACACGTCTAGGAGTGATTCTAACGAGCAAAACAGATTGAAACGAGTGTTTGTTAGGGTAAATAAAGAAAAGGCTAAAAACACGTTTAAAACGATAAATATGTTTATAGCCTTTTTTATTATGCAAAAGAATTTAAAAATTTATTAAATTAGCTATGTGCAAATATATCGTGATACGTTAATATATGGGTGTAAGAAAAAGTACTTAGGTGCTTAGGAGGACATAACATGAAACAAGTACATATTGGGTATCACAGTTTTACAAATTCAGGAATCGTAGAAGCAGTAGCAAACGTATTATATAAAGACGATTTCAATGTTGAATTATTCGGTGTGGATTTATGGGCAGATGAATTGCCTAACAATTATCAGATTGTTGATTATGGGTCAAGAGAAACAATGCTAGTCTGCGAAGATGGCGAAATCATTGATGATGCAGATGAAATTGCAGAATGGGAAGAAAAGAACTGTTATTAAGCAATAGAAAGTAGGAGGAAAAGAAAATGTTGAAATGGAATAAAAGATTTATGCAATATGAATCAAATAAAAGCTTAGAAGAAACTATTGGAGCATTTGAAGGATATGTTGGATGCGTACATCCTAATGATGAATCGTCTTATTTCATTTGTAGTGGAGGAAGAATGAAGCTTTCATACGTACAGTGTACAGATGGTGGATTCTATGGAGAAAGAAGGGTATGTAGAATGCTATGTGATGGTGAATATGTAATGCCTAAGCCTTCAAAAGAAGTCGTAGCTATTGCAGATGCTTTAGAAAAGAAATTACAAGAAGATTTAAGATCGTAGGAGGGATGATGTATGGCAAGTGAAGCAAAATTAAGAGCAACTAAGAAGTATGAAAAAGCTAATATCAGGCAAATTCTTCTTAAATTCCATAAAACACATGATGCAGAGATCATAGAAAAGCTTAATTCTGTAAGCAGCAAGAACAATTATGTAAGACAATTAATCCTAAAAGATTTAGAAAGAGAAAAGAAAGAGGCTAACAACAAATAGCCTTTTTTTATCGACTTTTTTTCACACGTCTGCATCTAAAAATGGTATAATATATGTAGTTAGAAAGTACCTGAGAAAGACCAAATATTGCCACTTTCTAACGAGACATTTTTTACTTCTACTTACTCTTTATTGAGAGTGCCTCAGAGAAATCTGGGGATATTATAAGGGTGTAAGTGCAATATTAAATTGACGGGGGAGGGTGCAATAGAAATTATGCCCTATGAGTGCAATGAAAAAATGCCACCCCATTCGCAACAACGCCCCCAATTCGCAATAGCCACCCCAATCGCAACAGGATTTGCACGAAATGTGCCTATGTATCGCAACAGAGGTCGGGGAAAAAGAAAGAAAACAAGTAAATTCAGAGATATAGAAACGTCCATACAGTCATATATGCGTAATAAACACGATAAGTTCCATAATGTTTACACACGATTGTTTAGGTTGGTTCATAAATTGTCATCACGTGGTCATGTACTACTACTGAAATGAATAGGCAGATATTTCATTTCATACTCCTTTAGAAATTCTTAATATAAATTCTATATCTTGTCGATTGTATGGTTTAAGGTTCTGTATTAACAGAGCCTATATTATAAATAGTCTTAAGTAATTCTGCATATTTTAAAACGATTGATCTTTGAAAAAGCGATATATCTAAGTCCCTGAGCACATATATATAATAGGAAAGAGGCTCGGGGGAGATAAAGAGGGGTTTTGGCCTCGGGGGAAAGAAGAAGTGAGGAGCTACGTCCTCCACGGACTCCTCCAAAGCCTAATAGAAGAAGATATATACAGTATTATTACTAGTTTCATTTACCTATCAAGTTCTAATGAAGTTTGATGGGTTTTTTTATTGTTTTATTTGCTTTAATACTCATTTGTTCACGAAAAAATAAAGAATTCCTTTAAATAAAGGGCATTTTAAGTGTTCCAAAAAGAAAATTTTGTCAATATAAAAAATAAATTTTGTATTTTGTAATCGGCGAAAAATTTTGTATTTTGTATATTTTGTATTTTGTAAATTGTTCACGATATGTAGACAAAAACACGGTGTAGTACGAAAATTTCCGCTATTATATTCACGATTCGTGAACAAAAAGTGAAAAAAAGGTGGATTATATACATATATCGTGGTATAATAATAGTGTGAAAGGTAGGTGTTAACATAAAAGCAAGACATAAAAAAAGATCTTACTTCCATATGCTGCTAAACCTTTGGAAGTAAGATCATCCAAAAAGCGTATATATATAATTATAGAATGGAGTAAAGCCCCAAAAAATATATATACGTCCTTATTATAACAAAAAGGGGCTAAAAATTAAATATGGAACAAAAATATTATTATGGTAACCCTATTAGTGAATACGGTTTAGAAAATGGACGTGTAGACTATGCCACACTTGCAAAGGCTTTTGATGCCGTGTTAAACAATGACATCATGAACTTGACTTATGACATAGGTTCATGGGAGCAAGTGAGCGGTATTATTGACAACACGTACAAGATAGAAGAACTAGAAGAAAAAAGAGACGAGTTAGAAGAAGAAAACGAAAATAACCCATCGCAAATTATTGAAAATGAAATAAATGAAATAAATGAACAAATAGAAGAACTTGAAAACGAACAAAATGAATATCAAGAAGTATTTCAATGGTTTATTGTGGATGATTGGGGCGCTAGATTATTACAAGATATCGATGAAGTTGTTTACTACAATGAAAAACTTGATATGTATTTATGGGGCGTTACGCACTACGGTACTTCTTGGGATTATGTATTGACTAGTATTGCAATTAATTGGTAGATGTAAGAGTATGGAACTAAATAATAATGAACTAGCAGCAGTTAAAGACTGCTTGAAAAGATATATTGAATACAATAATAACGGGCTTATGTCTAGTTATAAAATAAAACAAAGTAACTTATTGCTTATGGATGAAAGAGGCGTTGACATAGATTACAGAAAAATGATCATATCAAAAAAGAACAAGCCTATATATAAGATTATTGAAAGATATTCAAATAAAACGCATAAAATGTTACTTGCAAAGTTAGAATACTTAGGGGTGTAGAAAATGACTAGAAATGAGTTTGATCTTATAAAAGAAGTAATAAACGAGCGTATAAAGTTGGACGACATAGGCCCAGCGGTTAGACTTGTTACATTGTATAACCGTCATAATTTAATTAATAATAGAGTTACAGAACGATTATATAATTGTATTAGAAATGGTATTTATGTTACGTGTAGTGTGTATGATGAATTAAAAGAAATAGAGTAAAAAAACATATGACTAAAATATATTTGAAAGATATTAAAAAATTGTGTAGTTGTATAGCTGGTTTAAGTTGTCAAACTATACGAACGAACGAAAAAGGCGTATTCAATAAAGGTTATATATATGCATATACTATATATCCTTATGGTAATTGTATTACATTTCAATTCATTGAAAATGATCATCATACTTTTAATTCATATTCTAAAAAGTTTATGTTTGCTCAGCTTTTAAGATATTATAAAAAGGGCTTAAATAATTGGATTGAATTATATAATAATGATTGTTTTAAAACTAAAAGAGAAAAAAAGAGAATGAATTATTATATTAATAAATTAAATGAATTTGAAAGGCTACTAAATGATTGATCAATTGTCAACTATACTTGTGTTTATTCTACTTGTTGCGTTTCTCTTTAAATATTGGATATGGATTATATTATTATTTATTGCATTATTTATTATTATTTGCTTGTTATGCTAGTTAAAACTTTAAATATTTAACTAGCTTTTTTATTGTCTTTTTTCTTCTTGTTTTTTTCTTCTTGCTGCTAAAACTATTTGCATGATCTTTATTAATTGTTTATGGATTGAATACATAAATATATATGTGTTTGGGGTCATGGTTTGAAAAACGCAACAGGAACGGACGACCATACACACCCCATGGCTTCCCTCTCGACCAAACCACATTTTTTATATCTAGCACTGTATTAATCAGAGTGCTAACACAAACCACCCCCTTTTTTAGATAAAACTTTTTGGAAAACGAAATTTTACGTTTTGAAAAAAATGAGTTCATGTATTTTTGCGAGGGGTAAGAGAGTAGTAGACGAGTAGTAAGTGAGGGGTAAAAACGTCCTCAATAAAATCATTTATAATGTAGGGAGGTAGAGAAAGAGAGGATGAGAGTATGCCAAGGGCAAAGAGCGTTTCAGAATTAAAGCGTGAGGATGAGGCTAAAAGATTCTTTGACGAGTATTCAAAGAGTGGGAATATTACGAAGTCCATGCAAAAGATTCGTCCTGATTTAAGCGATAAGAGTGCTTATAACAAGGGATATAAGATATTAAACAGTCCTTTATTTAGGAATGTCATACATGAGAGGGTAAAAAAGAGAGACCAAAGGAGTGTTATGACGGTAGAGCAACGTAGACAGTGGCTTAGTGATAATATTCAAGACGAAGAAAAGGACATGAAAGACAGACTTGGATGTTTAAAGGAATTGAATAGAATGGATGGCATTGGAAAGAGCAATATTTTAAATGTTGGAAGTGTAAATAATATTACTGTTGAACAGAAAAGAGCGATTGCAGAGGAAAGAATCAACGATATATTAGGAATCAACATGGGAAGTGAGTTTTTAGATGCCGAAGTAATAGAACGCGAGGAGGATGGAAATAGTGAAGAAACAGACTCTTAGTGTTACGGAACAGTATTCTAAGGATGTAGAGGACTTAAAGGAAGCTAAAGCTATTAATAAGAGCCAAGAAGAAGTTGTTAGATTGTTGAAGAAAGCTACCCCGAAGTATAAATTAAAGAATTGGACGAGAGGATATATCCCCGAGCATTACAAACGATTAAATATTTCTAGACAAGAAGCTTTTAGACTTGCGGTTATCGGTGCAAGAGAGGCTTTGACATATTTTCAAGTCAATCTTCACTTTACACAAGCTATGTTGTTCGGTGCGGTTGTAGAGGGTTACGATACAATCTATGCAATTACTACTTCTCAGTATGGTAAAAGCTGGACTTTAGGAATGATCGCTATTTATCGTGCGTATAAAGGACATCAAGTACGAATTGCGGCCGCAACAGGAGAAACCGCTACTATCATCATGTCCAAAGTTATCGGACATTTACAAAATGCAGACGAGTCTATTCAGAGTTCTGTATTAGATTCAGGAAACAAGATTGAAAAATTACAGACTTCTACTTCCAAGACTAAAATTTCCTTCAAGGGTGGAGGATGTGTAGAAATCGTTACATTAGGTGGAAACAGTGTAGACCCAAAGAAAAACAACAACGCTATCGGTAAGGGTGGAGACTATATTATTGACGAAGCGGCCCAAGTCAGTGAAGATGCGTATGCTGAGATAGGACGAAGGGAATTTTCAAGTGTTGACGGGTCAAAAGAGCTTGAAATTGCTATTTCCAACCCTCACAAACGAGGAGAGTTCTACGATTGCATGACAAACGACAAATACCCCGAAGGAACATTAGTTGTTTGGATGGATGTCCGTACTGCTTACGAAGAAGATCGTATGAAAAGTGCATCTCAGATACTAAATTCTCATTTTTACAAGAATAGAAGTACTTGCCAACGTTATTTAGTATGCGAATTAGAGGAATTTTCAGACGAAAGTATGTTCAAAACCATGACTTTAGACGATGATAAAGTCGATAGTTCCTATAAAAAGCGTTTTTTCTTAGGTATTGACTCGGCTTATACAGGTAAAGATGGTATAGATGTTGCTTTATGCTCTCAAAATAGATACGGAAACTGCAAAATCGAGACAATTTACAATCTTAAAGAGGGTGTTTGGGTGCAAGGAGTCACATCTGAGAAGATTATTGCCAAGATTGTTAAGATTATCGAGACATTAAACATCAAATATGTTTGTGTTGACGTTGGTTTCGGTACATGGTTGACCGAAGGATTGTCAAAATACTCTGATAAGCTAGGATTTATCCTTGAGGGTGTCAATTTCCAAGGAGGGCCAACAAAAACACGTATCAAAGCAAGACATTACAGTGCAGCTTATGCATTTAATCTAAGAGCGGAAATGTATTTAGACTTTCAGCAGCTAATGGACAGTAAGAAATTGACTTTCACAACGGAAGTTGCAAAAAGATTGAAGCCTGAATTGCTTGCTACAAGGACTGTATCGAAGAACAATAAGAAGATAGCCATTATTCCTAAAGAGGAGATAAAACAACGCTTAGGACACTCTCCTGATGCCCTAGATTCCTCAGTACTTTCTGTCCGCAGTTGTTTAATGTATAATCTAAGCAGTGAAATACTTGCGTATGCAGAGAACGATTAGGAGGTGCTAATTTGAGTCGAAGAACAAAGAAAAGACAAAAGGATAGAGTTAAACTAGCATCCAATACCTATGTGTCACCTAACATTTCGCACAATATTCACAGTTCTAATGCAGAAACCGAAGCCGAAAAGGTAATGGAAGCTATGTTAAACTGCAATTCAGATTGCATCAACGGATTTATAAAGACAAGCTTTAAGAATCAGTTTGATGAGATTGATTGGATGATAGACAATCTACCAACGCTGCCATATGTTATCGGTAAGGTAATTGACTTTATATTCTCAAACGGCATCACAACGGGTGATGAGAATTTAGACAAGAATGTTCTTATGCCATTCCTTTATAGACACAATGTACAGGGTGTAACAAACTATTCCGTACTTCAAAATGCTATTATGCAGTCATTATTGTACGGAAAGTGTGGTATTCGTTGGATAGACGAAGATAAAGGAATTGTTACAGAGAATTATCGTAATTATGTTTCTATCATGCGTGAAGATGATGAATATAAAGGCTTTAGAGTTCCTATCTGTTATGCCATGTCAGCAGATGATAAAGAACCTATCTCATTAGGAACAAAGGAAATCGACTTTGACGAAGCGTTATTCCTTCAAACAGGCAAATTAATGTCCAAAGACGGAACAATCATTGTAGAAATTCCTGATAATTTCTGCAATTTAAGAAACGGAACAGACCATGAGAACGGATTATCTTGTTTATTACGTGATAAACAACGTCTAAAGCTATTAGGTGCGGTTTACGAGCGTTTGAATTACGATATTCAGTATGATGGCCCAGGACGTTTGATTTTTTGGCTAAAAGATGGATTTGCCAAGGGAGATACGATTGATTTATCGGCTTCACAAGTGCTAGACGAATCATCAAGTTCTAAAGCAGACAGAGCCGACAAAGCAAGAATTGAAGCTAAACGTGTAGGTCAGGAAATCAGAAATTCAAAATCAGACAATGTAATCCTTGCAAGTTCTATTTTTGATAAAATGGATCACTTGCCTCGTGTTACAAAAGGTACGGAGTTCTTAGAATACCTTCAAATGAAGGAAGGTTCTATTATTTGTCAGTGTTTCGGTCTTACTCCTGAATTAATTGGTTTAGGGGATGTATCAGGAAACGTATCTATGGAAAGAATCATAGATAATGCCATGACAAACACAATCGTACCAATGCGAGAAAGGTTCGCCACTCAAATTTCTCCTATGTTAAGCGAGAAATTAGGTGTACCAAAGGTTTATTTTGATAAATACGAATTGAAAGAACAACAAGACAAGTCTGCAAAGACATATAAATTGGCCTTGTCAGTTACTCAAATCGTAGGTGCTATTGTCAACGGAGCAGACCAGTTAGACAAGAGCACAAAGAATTACATGATGGAATCAGTTACTAGAATGATGGATTCTATCGAAAAAACGCTATAGCGAGAGGAGAAAATAAAATGGAAATGGATATTTTAAAAAGTATCTTATCTGAAAATGAGGTAACACCCCTAGGAAGTTTGAATGGGACTCCGTTATATTCATTTGAAGATGCACAGAGAATCAACAAAATTGGATTGGTAAAAGAGAAAATCCAAGGTAAAGAGGTTGAATTTGGTGAAAGACCTATGCGACCTGATGGTTTAGGATATTTAGAAACAAAAGCCAATGCAATCGCAGTTCCAACTTCTTTCTTTGAGAACAGATACAGAAAAGTTGAAGTAAAAGAGACGATTGTTGATGAAAAAACGAAGAAAGAAAAAGAAGTTGTTAAAGATGTATATTACGAAGTCGTAACAGATTACAGAGCTTGTAAAGAACAGGCAAGTTCACGTGTATATACAACTACAATTCCTGTATATCAGATTGGAGCTAAGAAAGATTCAAAAGGAAATGCTGATTTATTCTTAATTGGTCGAAGAAATATTTCAGATACAGACTTTATCAACGAGTTCAAAGGCAAATTGAACAAAGAATCAATGGTCAAGATTCTTAAATTGATTGGTAATAACCAAACAGAACAATTAGAAGATACATTAGAGTTTTAATTAGAAGTAAAAAAGTAGAAAAAAACAAGGCAATATTTGGAAATAAACAAAAGGTATAAACAGTTTTCACTGTCTATATAGATTTTTGCATATTTCGAGGTATTGCCTTTTTATATGCAAAGCAACGAAAGGAGATACATAAATGTCAATTAAACGTAGTTTCACTGTAAAAATCACTTTTAAAGAAGGGTACGGAGACCCTATCACTTTAACAGGGAAAGATGCGACTGCTTTTAACACTGCTTGGCATAACAAAATGAATGACCAAGACGGAGCTATTGGATTTGAATGGCCAGTTATTACGACAACAGGTGAAGCACCTAGTCAAAAAACAGTAACAACTTGGACTTCGTTCTTATTCTGCAATGTAGCAAAAGTAGAACGCTCAGAACAAACAGAAACAAAGTATACAGACGATCAATGCCATGATGCTTAGAAGGAGAGACCATGCAAAACAACGTACAAACTATTAACGGTGTTACTTGGTTCGATTCCCTAGAAGAAAGAAATACTTTCTTAAAGCAAAATGGTAGACATGAGTTCGCATTGGAAGAAGCAGCAAAGAACGCAAAACAGTATTTGAAACTTCTTGATGTAATAGAAGAAAAAACGCAAATTGACGTTTATTCAAAATTAGATAGCGGTACTTTGCTATACGGATATGTAGTTCTAGAACCTAAGAAGAAATACAAGATTCCCGAAGATAAAGTTTTGTTAGAAGCACTTAGAAACAAAACTATTCAAAAAAGATATGATTCCACAATGGAAGAAATCTTAAAAGGAGCAAAGATTCCATACGAAGTCAAGAAATGTAATTCATGTGGTGGAAGGATTCAGAAATTATTCTATAAGCCCGTAATCGTAGTAGAAACGGAGACTAAGAAATAATGCCACAAAAGAAAAGAGTTCCAACATATGTAGCAAGCATTAAAGATAGCCTTGATCGTAGAAAAAAAGGAAAAGCATTTTACGACAATGCAATCACTTTATCGAGCGTAGATAAAGAAAACCATTATGTCAGTGTGAACCTATCCTCAGGGTACGTAGAAAACAAGCCTACACGTCTTATTGACGAGGGGGCAATAACATATGAGGGTGGAGATGATATTCGCCTATACATCAAAAAAGGGGCAGTACAAGCATTCTACGATAGCTTGAGTTCTGATTATGTAGGATATATCAACTTAGCTCACATTGACATTACATCACTCCCTTTAAACTTAGGTACATGGACTAAAGATGATTTAACAGTTGTCGATATTGGGGATGGAAGAAAAGGTCTTGATGTAAACGTCAAACTAAATAGGGAATTGCACATAGTGCAAGATTTATTGAAACAAGAAATACCATTGAGTATTAGTGCAGAACTGAGAGGAGAGCTCGATTATGATGCATCATTCAAATTTTGTGCACCTTTCTACGACACAATCGAGATTGCAGGTTTCTCAGTTGTTGCAAACCCAGCCAATGTAAACAGTACAGGCGAAAATTTAAACAGTAAAGGAGACTCAGAAATGAACCTATGGGAAAAGATTTTAAAGTTGAGTTCTGAAAATAAAGAAGAAAAGAAGAATGAAGCTTTAGAAAAAAAAGAAGAAAAAGAACCTTCTAAAGAAGAAAAAGAGCCTGAAAGCAAGGCAGAAGAAACAGAAAACAAAGAAGAAGCTAAAAAAGGCGAAGAAACTTTAGAAACTGTTGAAATGTCTAAGGATGATATGGAAAAAATCAACAAATTCATGGATGCTTTTGAAGCTTTAAGTGCAAAAGTCGAAGCATTAGAAAAAGAAAATGCAGGCTTAAAAGAAAAATTAGAAAGTTCTAAGAAAGAAAAAACAGAATTTGAAAAGAAAGCAGAAAGTACATTAGACAGATTGTCTAGTTTAATCTCAGGACAAGCTAAAGGAGAAGAAAAAAACGAAGAAAAATTATCTTCAACTCCTAAAGCTAGCGGAGATTTATGGGGATAGGAGGTAAACCATGTTAGATTTATTATTTACAAATCCTGATAACACATTATTAGAAAAAATGGCAGTTACACCAGGAATGGTAGAACGTCTAAGTTCTAATATCGAGGATTTAACATCATTCTCAAGAGCTTATATTGATTATGAAAAAGCAAGACAGAATTTAGCAGCAAACGCTTCTAAATCAAATGCAGGAACAATTGGTATCAGTACTGATTACTCAGACAACTCACCAGCCAATCCATTCCAAAACGTGTTCCCATTAGTTTCTTGGTTAATGAACACACCAGCTTCACGTAAGATGCAAGGTGCTATGAACCGAGGAGCATGGAGCGTTACAAAAAATGAAGATGGCAAATTCTATATTCAGTTGCCATTCACATACGGAACAACAGAACCTAAATCAACACAAGGTGAATGTTGCTGGGTTCCATTAGATTTAGCTAAATGCGGTAGCAATGCACCATTAGCATTATTGTGTTTAAAGAGCTGCGAGCCTATTATGGATAGCTTAGTAAACGAAACACGCAAAATCAAATCTAATGACATGATTTGTTACTTCCAACGTGAAGGAGAAACTATTAAAGAAGCTCAGAAACGCATGGATTTAATTTCAATGGCATACTTCACTGCTATTAACGTGATCTTAGGAACAATGGCTACAGGTACTGCAACATTAAAACCTTTCCATGGATTATTGGAAGTAATGGAAGATAAAGCAGTTATCAAAATCGTAGGTACAAACGTATTATCTGCATTTGATTCAGTTGCATTACGTTTAGCAGCATTAGGAGATGGCGATTACAAATTTGCTTGTCACCCATCAGTACTTGAAGGTATTAAATCTGTTATTGTTCCAGGTAAATTCAACGGAGAATATCCTGATGGATGGACTCGCAATAAAGAAACAGGCGAAGTCGCATTTAAAGGACATGGATTTATCGCAGATAAATTAGTTCCATGTGATATTACTGCTGGTACAGGTGATGTATGGGTATTAGAAGGAAATACAGTAGGTTTGGTAATGGGAACTACTTTCCAACCATCTGAAAAATTCCAACGTCATACATTCGGTGCTACAGATACTCCATCAGAAGGATGTGGTACTCAATGTGATTACTACTACAACTTTGGATGTGCATTTGGAACAGATGCAAACCGATTAATGGTAATCCAAGGTATTCCAATGTCAGCAGCTACATTAGGAGATACATTAAACGGATTAGACCTTGTATTAAAGCCAACAACTATCGTACCAATCAACATTGGTGAATAATGTACGAAAAAATTGTCGAACAATTGAAAAACTATTGTTCGTGCATAAAGGAAAGCGATTTAGAAGCAGATAAGCTTGAAAAGAATGTTGGAGAACTAATTGATTTAATTAGTACCATCACTTGTTGGAAAAACCACCCATGTGAGACTTTCCTCTCATCTCAAAGAGAGGAAGTCTTTGACATAGGCGAGTTTAAGAAATGCGGTTGCGATTCAGGAATTGTTCGCATCCCACTATTCTATCCAATGATTGACCCAACAACGATTGAAGTATCTGTTATCACTAGAGAAAGAATTACATTTACTACTCACAAACTAGAAGTTGATAAAGATTTTTCTTACAACCCATACGATAGTATCGTGTACGTTGATTTATCAAATGTCGACTACAAAGATGAGTGCAATTGTGGATGTGATGAACTATCTAAAATCGTTGTCAGTTATGTAGCTGGATATGAAACGATACCAGAATGTCTATTGCCTGTATTCTGCGACTTTCTACAATTTGTTATCGCAATGAATAGATGTGAATGTGGTTGCAGTTCGTGTGAAGAAACGGATGGTAGTGATGTTCTTATCTCAGAGGAAAACTCTGATGCTCAGATTTCAATTAGTATGTATGTTCGTGAACATATTACAAAAGCATATTCAGAGCAATTAGGTATCTTGTCAGTATGTAATTCAAAAGACATATGGGTTGGTGCAGTAGTATGAGAATCAAATATATTGGAATGAAAAGTTCCACAAAGAAAAATGGATGCCCTGTATGCGGTGCAAAAGCCAAATCAAACACATCTTACGAGTATTCAAAACGTATGTGTTTGCCTAGTGGCCTAGTAAAAATCTTCCTTATGAACAAAGTTGAGGAAGTGTCGTATGAAGATGGTGTATTCCTAAAAGGCTTTAAATACGTCTATGGAGGCAAAGTTTATTACCCCTTTGTCGAGGTGTAGGAAATGCTAAAAGGCCTCTTAGAAGATGTTATAGAAGCGTGTGAAGAAGAATTTGAAGGATTAGCTAGTGAATTAGAGGGAACAATGCGTGAAGAAGCTCCAAAAGGCAATCGTATATATGCTCAGAGAATGTCTAGCTCACCTTGGAACGAATACAAACCAGGTGCTTTAAAGGATTCAATCACAAAAGAAAAAGTATCTAATACTGAGTATCTAATCGGTGTAGATGCAGACAAACTAGAAAAAGATTCTAGAAACCCTTCTCACGTTGATTACTCCCCAATGGTACAGAATGGAACGAAACGAGTTTATACGCTAGTACGTAAAAACGGAAGGCCATTTGTTTGGGTAGATGAAACGGGAAAGAAACACTTTGCATACAAAATTAAGATGCCACCTAGAAAGGCAAATGATTTTGTTGCTAGAGCGGTATCTAGATTTGATGCAAAAGTTAAATAAAGGAGATTAAAAATGGAAGAAAAAGTTGTAAAAGCTAAAAACACTCCTGAACAAAAAGTAGATGTTCAAGCATTTGTTTCACGTAAGCTAAACGCTTTAAACCAGTTAGGCGGAGCTAAAGCAGAGCGTGCTATGGAGCGTGTACTAAAAGCTACAATGGGAGGGCAAAAATAATGCCTAACTGTAATATTAACAAAATTATTAGTGACAAATTAAGTGTCTCTAAATTAACTAAAACTCAAGAGATTGATATTACCATCATGAGTGATATTGATGCTTGTTTAAAAATCAATACTCGTAAATTTGAAAAGATTACAGGTACTGCAAGTGCTTATACATCACGCACTATTGCACCTGATTTAATCAACGTTTGCGAATCATTTGGATGTAAGAACACAGGTACTTTGTTCATCACTTCTAAAGAAACTGATGCAACAGGTGCAGACGGAAACAAAGTACACACAAGTGGTGCAGTATTTAAAGCATTGAAGAACGCATTAGATTTTGCAGCAGGTGTTGTTTACTACTATGTAAATGTTCCTCAAGCAGGCACTTATACAATCACAACAAAGATTTCAGATGTTTTAGATCATGAAATGGCTAATGCAGATGAATATACATCTACTTTAAAAGCAGATAAAGAAGGGTTCTACCCTGTACAGATTGACTTATCTACTGTTCCTACAAAGGAATCAGGAAAAGGATGGGAAGCAAGTACATCAGGTGTCCGCTTAAGTATCGAAGTAGCGTTAACAGATAAATCAGCAGATAGTATCTTGATTGGTATTTCTTCAATCAGTTTCTTTGAAGAATTTGCAGATTTAGATTCTAACAACGACATTAAAGTAAGCTGCTTATCAGGATTTGACGGTGACGACACTGTAGACCCTGTAGACACAAGTTGCTTTGATGATTCTTATGATGATGATTCTGCTTCTATTGAGCGTTCATTTACGGGTACTCAATTAACATCTAACTACTTGACTATGAACCCATTCATTGGCAAGGGAGATAAATCTCAAGGCTTTATGATGCGTACTCAGGAAGTAGTTATTGAAGCAGATAAAGAACATCCTGAATATGGTTCAATCCATATTGCAGACCACTATGTTGAAGAATGTGGATTTATCTATGCAGCATTGAGCGACCAATGCAATATCACAGATTCTACATTGAACCGAATCAACACTCCATTGTTAGCTAACTTAGATGAGTCTCAATACCAAGTATTGAACAGTAAAATCAATCCAAGTTTAGATATTGAAGGTTCAAAAATTTACTTCAACAAAAACTTAGTAGGTAAAACATTAAAAATTTCTTATCCAATGACTGTTGATGTATTGCAACATTATGTAGCAAACAACGATAGCTTAAAGAACAAGAGAGCGAAAGTTACAATCACTCGTTATAGAAGTGATGGAACTGCCGAAGTATTTACTTACCACAATGCAAAAATTACTTCATTCCCAATGGGTATCCCTGATGACGGAGCGTTTGAATTTAGTTTAGCGTTCAAGAAAGATACTCGTGGAAACTGGTATGAAGTTTATGTAGTAAACAAAGCTAACGCTAATTTATAGAAATTGAGAGGCAAATGAGATGGAAGAACAAAAGATTTTAGAACCAACACAATTAAATGCCATGATTGAAAAATTAAAAGTAGCTCGTGAGGATGACACTCCTCACGCAGTCTACGGCAATGGTGGTGAAATTGCAGTTGTTGGCGATGCAAATAAGACAGATGTTAAAACAATTGATATTGAAGTGAATTTCAGATTCACCGAAAAAGAAATCAAAGAACATAAAATTGATGTTCCTGAGAACGCTAAACGAGTAGGACAATACGTAATGTTCGATAAGAAGTTTGAAAATCTAACATTATCTCCTAGACAAGATATGAAGATGGTAGAAGCTTTAATTGAAGTAAAGCCGTTGCTATTGGATGCAGAAAAAATCATTGACCCATACAAAGAAAAATTCCAAGAAATTGAGGAATATTATGGTCACAAATTCATTGAAGAAAAAGATGGAAACGTTACAACAGATGCAGACGATGAAGAAGTGAACAAAACTATGGTTCAGATTTATGAAGCGTATATGCACGAAGCAAACGAACAGATTTTCCATTTATACGCTCAATCTTCTACAAATTTAGTTGATGGACTTTATAAAGTTGTTGCAATTTTCTTAGGATTAGATGAATTTTATGAGGATCACATGATGCAATATTCAGTTTTAACTTGCATGATTAACCTAATTATCAAATATCCTGAATTATTCAATGAGGTAGAAACAGTTTTTATCAAATAATTGATAAGGGGGATGATAAAAAGGATTCGGTAAAAAAAGCAAAGTCTTATTTTGCAGAACTAAATCTTTATTCAGCCATGGCTCATTATGTCGGTAAAGTTCTAAAAATACGCCCCAATGAGATATTAGACCATTGGGGCGTTTCTGAATTAGTTGTTGCCTTTGGCTACTACGCAGATCAACAAAGTGATAAAACATGGAACGAAATTAACGAGGCAAATAAAAATTCTAATAAGAAAATACCTCAAATTGACAGATATATGGTTCGTTTCATGCCAAAAACAGATTTAGCGAAGGAGTCCGAAGATGTCAGTACGTGAAGTCGGTGCTAGGTTAATCCTTGACATTAAGGATGCCAAAGCAAGATTGAAAGAACTTGAAAAACAAATAAAAGAAATCGAAAAAGCCAAAATTCAATTTGCGGCCAACACTGCAGAATTGGATAGGTTGGAAAACAGATTAAATGAAATAAAAAAAGAAAGAGATTCATTAATGAAACAAAGGCTTGCTATGCAAGTTGATTTGGGCAATTTAGCTAATTTAAGAAATAAACTAGCTGATATTAATGACGATATTTCAAATCTAAAAAAAGAATTGTATTCTCTGAACAATAAAAAATTAGCTATCGACATTGAGTTAAAGCAAAACGCAAATGATATACAAGATGTATTAAATGACAAAACTTTAAGCGAAGGTAAAAGAGATGATTTGCTTAAAGGATTGTACAATATGCGTCAGCAACTTAAATACGAACTTAACGAAGTTGGTATTGAGATGGATAAAATCCAACAGAAAATAAACAACTTCAACAAAGAAAAAATCAAAGTAGAAGCTGATATTTCTGCTTTAAAAGATGTCGAAAAGTTGACTGATGAGATTGACAATTCAATTGCAGATTTAGATAAAGAAGAAATTGATATTAATGCTAAAACAGACAAATTAGAAAATGCCAATAAGCAGCTAGGCGATATGATTTCAAAAGAAGGCGAAGTCAACAATACTACCGCAGATGTTAAGTCACAGATTATCGGTTTTGAAGATAGCATGAATAAGCTTAACAGACTTCAACAAGCTGCTAAAGCATTAAAATCAGCTAGTAAGATTACGTTTGATGTCGGAAATAAGATGTCAAATCTAGGCTCTAGTATGTTGAACATTGCCAAGAATTTTCAAAACAATCCAATAGGAGATATTGGACGATTCTTAGTACAAGGTGTTGGATATTCTAGTTTGTATAGATTGACTTCAGGTGCACAAAACGCAATGGGCGAAGCAGTTTCAAACGGTGTTAAAAGATACGATACTATTAAAGTTGCGAAAAGAACATTGTCCACTGTAGTAGGTGATGTAGACGATTCTACAACGAAAATCCAAAAGATGATTGATAACCTAGATGAAAGCATTTTGGGCCTACCAACCACTTTAGATGATGCTCTAAGCCATGTTACGAGATTTACTTCAATCAATCATGATTTAGATAGGTCTCAAAAGCTATTCTCGGCAATTAATGATTCCATTTTGACATTTGGTGGAGATTCTGAGGGAGTAAACAATGCGGTTACTCAGTATTCTCAAATCATGGGTTCTAAAATGGATGCTCGTACATTGAGATCAATGGAAGATGCAGGTATGACACCAGCCTTAACTGCTATTGCAAAGAAATTTAATATGTCATTTGCAGAGTTTAGGGATGCATTTACAGGGCCAAATCCAACTATTTCATTACAACAATTTGAAGATGCTCTGATTGAATTGGATGAAAAAGGTGGTGGTGGCCTAAATTCGTTGGCAACTATGGTTAAATCATCTGTAGCCACAATTGGTAATGCTTTTGACTTAATCCCTAAGAGATTTAGTAAAGCCGAAGAAAAGTGGTTAGGTGCATTAGATGAGGTTTCAACGGAATTAACAGGAGCTACAATCTACGGAAATATCTACAAACTTTCTCAAAAAGTTGAAGGCTTAGGAGATATAGGAGCAAACTTCATTAGAGGTCATAAAAAAGAGATTGGCGAAGGTATAGACTTCATTAAAACGAAGTTCTCTGAGTTATGGGGTGTTTTAAAAACATTCAGTTTCAAAGATTTTATTGGTGGATTTAGACAAGGATTAGATGATTTCAAAGGAGCAATTGATTTCTTCAAACCTCTTGTTAGTGGTCTATATAATTTCGTGAAAGATAAAATCACTGAAATGGGAGATGGAAGCTTTTCTAAGGGATTAGGACGTTTCGTATCAGACTACATCCAAATTGGAATTGGATTAAAATGGGCTGGTAGATTAATGAAACTTGGAAGTGGTGGAATTGGTCTTTTAGGAGATTTATTAAACATTGCTTCAAAATTCAAAGGAAAAAGTTTCAATATTCCTTTCCTAGGAAAACTAGGAAGTAAATTTAGTTCTATTAAAGATGTATTCAAGAGTTCAGATGAGATTACTGCTGCGACAGGCACTCCAAAAACTTTTGATGCAGAAGGATTTAAAAATAAATTATCTTCATTAGCTATCATAGCTGGTGGGGCAGGAACAATTATTCTTTATTGCAAAGCGATAAAGGAAATTGAAAAGAATGTTCCTGATGACATTACTACATTGCCTATGCGATTAACAAATCTATTCTCTGTAATGGGATTAATGATGGGGGCTAACACACTTAATGCAGGAGTTTCAAAAGCATTAGAGATGAACAATGCCTTAACAGGATTGGCAATGATGATTGGTCAAGGCGGAGCTTTATGGCTATTTGCAAAAGCTATGCAAGAGCTAGATAAGACTATGCCTGATGGATTCGACACATTCAATGATAAGTTATTAGGTTTATTTGAATGCATAGGCTCTATGACACTTATTACAGGTATTCAAGGTGGTGCTGGTGTCCTAACGGGTGGAATCACTACATTGGCCCAAGTGTTAGGAATGATAACAACAACAGGACTAGCTGGTACGTTGATTGCTTGTGCCAAGGCTATGCAAGAAGTAGATAAGAATGTTCCTTCAAACACAAAAGGATTAAAAAAGAAAATCCAAGGAATCATGGATGTCATAGATATGTTTGAAGGCGGAGGAACATATTCTTCTTGGTGGAGTCAAGTTATTAAAAGTTCTGAGTCTTTATGGAAAAATATGGAGACTTGGAATATTACTAGGATTCTAAAGAAACTTGTTACTATTGGAGAATCAATTTCAAAAGTACAAGGAATGAGTATTGATAGTAGTTCTTTCAACGATCAATTCAAAGATATTCAAGATGTAATCAAGAATATTAATGATTTTGAGTTTCCTACAGTTAGTACATCAAGTGCAACAAACATTGCAGATGCAAACAGTATAGTTAAGAACTATACAACAATGGCTTCTAGCCTTTCTAAGATGTCTAGTATCAATGGAAGTTCAATTAACGTTGAGAATTGTACAAGCATTTTAAAGAATGTAGCTAGTGTCGTTAGTGAAATGAAGAAGATTGTTTTCCCTGATGTTACAAAGAGTATTAAATCTAATTTAAGCTCTACAAATGCTCAAGAATTTCTAGATACATTGAAGATTTTGGAACAGATTGTTCCTGAATTTGGAAACTTGCAAGCAGTAATGACAAGTAATCCTTTACCAAAGGCGGAGGATATTAAAAAGACAATTGCTAGTATTTCTCAAGCAATTGGATATATTTCTGTAGCTGGTGTTGGAACAGGAAAAGACAAGAATATGTTGTCTTATAACTTGAAACAAATGCCTGATGCCGAGTTATTTACAAACGCATTAAATGCTATCACAACTTTAGGAGATATAATCCTTAAATTCGGTACTTTGAATGTTTATTCAGATGGTTTTGATTTTGAATCACTACGAGCAAACATCAAACAAATTGGAGATGTAATCAATGATTTAGCGACTAACAAAGGATTGACAAAAAACACCAAAAATATTGGCAATGTTGATACTACAGTTACTAAGTTAAAAACGATATGTGATAACTTAAATTCTATCGTTGGATTAAATCTAGACTTTGTTAAGGTTGGAGAAGTTACAACAGGTATTCAAACATTCCTAAACAATGTTAAAGGATTGAAAGTTGGAGAAGCTACTACAGATGTTGTTACAGAGGTAAACTCAATCGTTACTTCCTTCCACAACATGGCCGCGACTTTATCAAACATGAAGTCTGAATTTAATACCTCTGGTACAGATATGGCCAATGGAATTATTGAAGGTTTCAAAAGCATTGATATTGAAGGTTCATTTGGAACTAAGATTGATAATGCTAAAGCTTCATTGAAGAAGAAAAGCTTTAAATCCGTAGGTAAGAAGTTTGGAAAAGATGTTGTAAGTGGATTCAGTGAAGGTATCTCTAATATGTCTAGTTCAATCTCTAATCAGATTACTATGATGTATGGATATTCAACACGATTCACAGATTTAGGACAATACTTAGGAAGTGCATTTAAAAATGCGTTCAACAATCAATCAGGAAACATTAATACAGGCGGTACAACTACTCCTACAGTAAACAGAGGCAACGAATCAAAAGGAAACAATATGAAGTTTGCTAAAGGTGGCCCAGTTTACTTGAAAAAAGGCGGACAACCAATTGTTATGAAACCTAGTGGAACAGATACAGTTCCTGCTATGTTAACTCCTGGTGAGTATGTAATGAAACGTAGTGCAGTTAAGAACGCAGGTCAAAGCTTCATGGATAAAGTAAATAACATGGATTTGAAAGGTGCGTTCAAAGAATTGTCTACTAGATATGGTTCTCATGTTGGAAGTGTTGTTAATAAGAGCGTGACTATCAACAATAACGATAATCGTGTTACGAATAACAGTATTGCTTTCAACGAAGGAAACGAAAGAAGGCAGGCTATCAAAGTGGGTAGATGCTTGAGAGGTTTGGCATAATGACTTGTTATAACTTAAACCCATTAAAAACATACGTTCAGTTCAATGATCTTGTAATAGACAGTGCGGAGGAGATTTCCTCTGCCTCTCTAAAGCAAGATACAAAAACTGCAACGCAAGAATATAGTTACGGACATGGTAGTTATGTTGCTTTCCAAAAGAATCAACAGTTTCTTACGGAAGGTGATTTGTCCTTAACATTGAATTTTAATTATGAACATTTTCATGATGAAGATAGAAGATTCCTACGTGACTATTTCAATTTGAATTTGCTTAAACCTGGAAGATTATGGGCAATTCAAGATAACAAATTGATTTGGGCATGGGCCTATGTCACAGGATTTAGCGAAGATTACAAAAAATACCAAGGCTATTTATCAATGGATATTGATTTTAAGCTTTGGGAAGGTGTATGGCATATTGCAGATACAAAGAAAACATTCTTAGTTCCTTATTCTGTATGTAATATTCTCGATTGTGAGGATTTCAGAGATGCTCAAGAATGTGTATCGTGTTGTGTTACTTGCCCTCCTGATATGGAAACTTGCAATTCGTGTTTATGCGATTGTGGAGACATTACAGAGGAAACATCTTTATGTGTAATGGGTACTAAAGCATTGGAAGATTTTATGAATTGTGGCAATTCATATAAGATTGTCTACGATTGCATTAAAGGTGAACAAATTTTCGGTGATGATTTGATTAAGAATAAAATCTGTAAAAAAGATTATTGTGTTGAGTCAATTGCTGGAAGATTCTACAGTGGAACAGTGTTAGATACCGATAAAGTAAAATTGATTCTAGATGGTAAATTCCAAAACCCTGAAATCGAAATTAATGGAAATAAAATGATGATTCTAGGTGAATATGATGGAATTTTAACACTTGATTCAAGTTGGAACTTATACTTTACTGCGGATGGATGTTGTGCATCAGAGGAAGTAGATTTAGACAATCTAGTAATCGAAGATGAATTTGGATTCACAGTACATCATGGAATGAATAGATTAGTTGTCACAGGCTCATGTTGTAAGATGGCTTGTGTATATATAGATGTTGATGAACTTACAAATTAAGGAGGCTTGCAGTGGCAGATATTAAAAGTTATTGCACTGCTTGTGGAAAGTTAAAAGATAGCAGTGCAGAGTTTATCCAAAATGGTGTTACAGATTCAATCTGTACGTCTTTAGGAAACGATACAGGCTTAAATCCTGATAATGGCAATAATACGTGTACAGACATGGAAAATGCCAATGATTGCCTTACAAAAGGCTTGTATGACATCATAGACGGATTTGATTTGTGTGATTGGAAATTATTTATGAGTCAATATGCCAATAATGACTACAACATGAAAGCAGCTATGATTTGTTGGATGTGTGGATTGCAAGACCAGTTGTATAATCTTCAACTTCAAAATTTAGCAATTGAAACACAATATACTATTCAACAGTCTACACCTGGATTGAGCGTTGAAATTGACAGACAAGGTAATTTCACATTCAAGTATTCAGATTGGATTCACACAAGTGGATATACGAAGGTAGCAGATGGAGTCATTACAGGAAAAGTAGATTTCTGTATGAAACCTAATAAAGATAAGAGTGCTACATACAAATTCAATAGTGTTACATTGAAACACTATTCTTATAAAATGACAGGAGTTCAAGCTGGTTCAGCTCCTACTGTTTCAATTCGTGTTCCTAATAAGAGTGGATCGTTGGTATATCAAAAAATCACAAATGCTTCATTTGAAGAAGATATTAATAAAACAGTGGAATTAAGCATGAGTGGAACAGTAAAAGCTGGAGAAACAACGAATTGGTTGCAATTCCTTTCTATTTATGTTGATTGGCTAGAAGATGATGAAATATCTCTACACACTCGTTTTGTAAATGATAACAAAGTAAATTTCGTTATCTGTAGAGATTAGGAGGTACACGTAAATGAATAAAGATGTTTGTTCTGCTTGCGATTCTTTAAAAGCTACAAGCAGTAATTTCATTCAAAAAGGTGTAACAGATACTATTTGTGCAAATCTTAAAGCAAACCAAGGCTTTGAAAACAAGGGCCACAATAACTGTACAGATATGCACGATATGAATGATTGCTTATTAGGTGGATTGCTAGAAAAGATAGATACAATTGATGTTTGCGATACAAAAGAAGCTATCAAAGATTTGGAAAAGAACCTAATCAGTATCATGGATGTAATGATTTGTTCTGATTGTGGGCAATGGGAAGAAATCGAAAAGCTATGGGCAGAAATCCAAAAGCTTTGGAATGCTATCAGAGATTTACAAAATAAGGTTGGAAAACTTGAAGGCAGCGTTGGAGATATGTACAGTGCAGTTGAAAAGATTCTTACAAATCTTAAAAACAGTGGTGCATGGAAACAAACAGGAGATACTGTATTTGAAGGAAAATTCAATGACGGAAGAAGCATTGCAACAGGTAATATCAATATTTTTGGTGGTACTCCTGATGGAAACTCATACATCCGTACTAATAATGGAAGTTCTGAGAATGATTTGGCTGGTGGCGTTTAATGGCATGGCAAAACTTTCATGGAGCTTACGATAACACAGGGCCATACGCAAACGTAGTATTAGGTGGGAATCCAGGCGATACCGCAGACTTTGGATTTCCACTTGCTACCGCCCATGCTAAAGGGTATGGAAAAGGTATCAACTTTTCAGATGATGGAAACTATGGTGTTACTTTCACATTAGATTTAGTTGGATATGGTGTAACGGATGCAGGTAAATATACAGGAAATGGAAAGTATGTACAGTATGGCGGAAGATACAACTATATTTTGATCATTAGTGTTTCTAACAACAACAAAGCCTCATGGCGAGAGATTTATAATCAAGTAATATTCTCTCATGCAGATACATGGCCATTGGCTTATTCATCAGGTTGGGAAACAGTGGCACAAAACAGTCAATGGAGTGGCAAGTTACAACTTCCAACAGATACAACACACGTTAAAGTTGAATTAAGAGGTGAAGATGCTACATTCCCTTACGAGAATATATATTCTATCCAACAGGTTATCCCTGATTTTAGACCATGGTCAGTAAGAAAAGGCGGTATATTCTATTCTTTGGACAGAGCTACAGGATGGTTTAAAAAGAGAGTTAAAGGCTCTTGGGCCACTATTGGCAAGTACAGTGCCGATAAAGCAAATAAAGAAAACCAAGGGTCAAGTAGAATTAGAAAAAATGGTAAATGGGTAGGACAAGGCAAAATTGGTAGTTAGGAGTAAACATGATTCCTTACTTTGAAATATTAGAATTTGGAAAAGTTAAGAAAAGATTCAGCGAGGCTTTAAGCACAATCAGTTTTTCAAATGAGTTGATGACAGTACCTGAAATGCAAATCACAATTCCTAACGAATACTACGATTTAATCTCAGGAAGAAAAGAAATGCGAGTAATCATGGATTGTGGAGTTTTCTACGGAATGATTACCGACTATAAACCATCTGTAAGTGGTTTAAACATATCTCTAACGCACGTAATCAATGAATGGACATACAGACAAGTCCCAACAAATTATGCGGTTAAAAACGCTCTTATAAAGAACGTATACGAAAGCGAAGATATGTATTATTCGACTCAGTGGAAGATGAATTTTGAAACTGAAATTGATAATGAAAAGATTGACTACGTTTATTCTAGACAATCTAAATTAGATGCACTTACTAAAACTTGCGAATTGACACCATCTGTTTATTGGAGAGTTCCGTTTACAAATGATAAGCAAGTGGAAATTGGATATTTTGGAAAGAAACAACCTGTTATGCTTTCAAATAAGCCAACGTTAGGAAGAAACTACAGAATCATTGGCGAACCAACAATGGAAACTGATTTCTCAGATGTTATTAACCTAGCAACAGTTTATGCTAATAAATCTGATAGTGGTATGTCCTCTTTATCGCTAAGAGAAGTGTATAACGATAAAAGCTTACAGAACCCTAAGTTTCCCGTAGTTATTTTGAGATCAAACATAAATAACGAGCGTGATTATGAATATGTAGACTTCCCTAAATTAGCTCCTAACAATCAATTGGAGTATTCCATTATTGATACAGATTCGGTTGGATATGAAAGTGGTGTATTCATTGAAGGAACATTTGCTTTTGATGATTTATCACCATTTAGCTTAGAGAATATGACAAAAGACTCTAAGGATTACAAATGGGTAATTCCTAAAGAACAAAGATTTTTAACTGATACAGAGGAAATAAACAACGCTAAAGCCTTATGGCACTCTTTAAAAGACATTTGGAGTAAATCTGCTATTGCTGCTTTATGTGGTTCGTGTCACGTGGAATCAACCTTAAACCCTAACTTGTATCAAATGGGTGATGTTCCTGATTCTCAAAAAGGATTTGGATTAGTTCAGTGGACTCCATACACACGAATCACCAATTGGCTTGGTTCTCATGGATATTCAAGCTACACAATGTACGGAAAAGGAGAAGTAGCTAAGTTGGTTGAAGAATGGTCAACAAACGCTACAAATGGGCCTTGGATTCCTACTTCTTCTTATAACATCACATTTCAACAATGGTCACACATGGAAGCAGATATGAATTACATGGTAATGGCTTTTATGGCAGATTATGAGCGTGGAGATACATCTATTGATTTGCAGTATCAAAAACGTATTGAATTTGCTCAACGTGTCTATGGCTTGATTCCTGAGTGGGAACAAGACGATAACGGCACTACAACGGATAAAGATAAGACACAAGCTAGGCCTTGGAACGCTCAGAACTATATCAACACATGGAATGGTCAATCTATCGACATGGATGGTGTGCCAGTTGAACAACCATATCAATGTGTAGATGCATGGAAAAAAGCATTGCAGACATTAAATTATCCCGACCCTACGAGAGCTATAGGCGGCGATGGATATGCAGATTACATTTGGTATAACAGAGATGAATTAGGCTATTCTCAATACTTTGATTATGTTGATACACCTCAATTTGGTGATTGGTGCATATTTGGAAGAGGTGGTGACACACCTGCATCACACGTTGCAATGTACGTTTCTGATGCTGGTAATGGTAGAGCAAATTTCTTTGGCCAAAACCAACCTTATCCATATTGCAATACAACAACAATCAGTACATCAAATATCATTGGTATTTTCAGAGTAAAGAGCGTTTATGTACAACAGAGCATTGACCCCGAGTCTACAAACGGAACGACTATCATTACTGATAACGATAGAATTTATGCGGCCAAGGTTGTATATGATTGCGCCTGTAGAAAACTAATTAATGCAAGAAGAAAGTTTGCTATCAACGTTTCTTGTGAAGCATTACCTAAAGAAGTAAACGTAGGTGATAGAATCAGATTTATTTATGATCTCAATTTATTGCAATTAGGAAGTTGCAATAGATACATGAAACGTATTCTAAAACAAGACGATTGGTTCTATATCACAAGTCTACAAAGAGAAATAGATAAAACAGGAATTGAAATAGATACATTGACACTAGAGAAATTCCTAAGAACGGATAGAGACGGAAAGAGTGATTAGTTATGGATATTAGTAAGGCAATAAATATATTAGCTGATAGTGTCTATGATTTGAAAGAAAAAGGAAGATACAATTCCATTCAACGTAGAAACCACACAGTTGATTTTTATGGGTACGAGTTCCCTAGATGGGGATGTTCGAGTTCTAAACCAGCGGTAATAGGAATGTCAATTTCTCAGGATTTGATTTATTATGAGCGTTTTGAGTTTAAACTAGTAATAGATAATTCTACTGCTACAAACTTTAATATCGAGATCGAAGGAATAGACATGACACCATATTTCAAGCAACAATTCAATGGAGCTTGGATTACAGGCAATGGATTATGGCCTGGGCAATATTCTAACTTCGATGTTCTTAAAGCTTGTGGGTATCTTTCAGAAGCTGATAGAAACAGAATACTAGACCCAGGATATAAAACAATCAAAGTAACAGGAAATGGTAATTTTGATTGTACGTTAGTAAATTATCTTAAATATAGTCATGTAAACAGATAAGAGGTATCTATGAATAGATATGAACAAAGAATTGAAAACCTATCAAATCATGTAAAACAAAATCCTAGAGATTGGCAGTCTGCCATATCGCTATTGAAATTGAACAGTCAACAAATTGACTTTAAAAGAAAACAAAAACAACAGTCTGCTAGATTGTCTATCAAAGCATACAAAAAGGAGGTTGTGTAGATGGAAAACAAATATAGCACTTCGGGAATTGGAGAAGATATTATCCGTAGTTTTACACAAATTGCAAGCGCAGAACTACACGCTAAAACCTTATTAGAAAAACGCATTTCTGAGGTTGAAAATGGATTGATTAATGAAGAAGAAATTCCTGATAATTTAGAAAAGATTGAAGCATTAAAGGATGAAATTGATGATTATGCCAATATCAGACGTTCTCAAATGCTTTATCTATACAATTCTTTCGGTGGTAAAGGGGATAGAGAACAGTGGTGTTTAGTTAAACATTTAAGTATGGCTATGTACACTGCATTTGAAGCATATCAAGCTTCGGATAGAGACCCTGAATTATTGAATATCGCTCTGGAGATTAACAAGAAGTTTATTGAAGCTTGTACAAAATTCTTAGGTGTAGAAATTACATCTTGTGCATCTTGTTTCGCAGACATTATGAAAGCTGGAGGAAAATAATATGCAACCTGTAGTATGTAATAAAGATATGGCGGTAGCGTTTCCTTTAAAAGATGGTGATTGCGAATTTTGGCTAGAAATCGTTGATTCTGTCGATGATATTACAAATCCAAGTAGAGACCATGCGTATGTGGATTCAAAAGGATTGTTCTATATCTACAACGGAAAAGAAATTCAAGTAATCAATGACCATGCAAATTTAAAAGTGAAATGGGGAAATATGATTGGTGATATTTCTAATCAATTGGATTTAATGGCAATTCTAAATCAATTCGTTAAGACAATTTCTGTAAATGGAAAAAACATTGCCAAAGACAACAATAAAAACATTGCTATCAAAGTGCCTATCACAACTATTAAATTAGATGGAAACACAATTAGTCCTGTTGATTATATTGTTAATCTTGATATAGCTAGTGTTTATGCAAAGAAAACTGAAATACCCAAAAATGTGTCTGAACTTCAAAATGATGCTGGATATATTAAACAAGAAGTTGTAGATCAATTAGTGCCTATCAAAACAATCAAAGTTAATAACGTAACGATACCACCTGATGAAAAACACGCAGTTAATATTGAATCAATTCGTTATAAAGTTGGAACTGCCGACCCAAACACGACAAATTGCCCTAACGGATATTTCTACTTTCAGATAGGAGACTAATCCATGGCTTATGTAGGTGGAGGATGGGCATTACTTGGAAATCATCAAATTTGGTCATACAGTGGCAGATGTAATATGTATTTCCAAGTTTACGCATGGAGTGAACAAGATGTCGTTAACAATAGGTCTACAGTCCATACAAGAACAAGGATTTTAGTTGAAAATAAAAACCCTCATTATACAGGTTATCGTGTTGAACAAGATTGGTCTGCTGGAGTTACAGGAGCACCAAATTATAGTGCTCATGCAACGTTATCAGATGGTAGTGCTGGTACAAGCAAGGAATATATTCTACAAAACGGTTCATTTACTGTTGACCATGATTCTAATGGTAACGCATCAAGCAAAGTGCATTATTGGTTTAATGGAACATATACAGGAGCTATAGGAAGTCCTTATAACACAAATGTAGTAGACATCTCACTTCCTAAAATTGATAGAACCGCAGACAAGGCAACAATCAGCAATGTTGGAAGTACATATAAAACAATGTACTGTACAATTTCAGTTCCGTTTGTGTCCGAAGAAAACCAATGGAGTAGAGACGGGAAAACGTGGACGGATTGGAATAAAGCAATAAAAGCCAATACACCTTTTGTAGATACATGGACAGGATTAAAGCCAAATACTAAATACACAGGATATTATCGTTTCAAAAGAAAATACAATGGAGTTTGGAGTGAAGCAGTTGATTTTACCACAACCACTAAATATCCTAATGCACCTTCAAAAGGAAGTGTTTCTTCAAGTTCGGTAACATCCAAATCTGCAAAAGTTAGTTGGAACGGATTCTCATTAGGAGATATGGCTACTGATTATTCTTATCAAACATCTAATGATGAAAATAATTGGACAGACCGAGGCAAAGAAACAAGCTTAACTCTAAGTAATTTAAAGCCAAATACGAAGTATAAATTCTATGTAAGAATGGTTGATAATTATGGTCAACCTTCATTGGCAGCTAGTACATCGTTTACAACATTGAACCCTGAAAAGCCAAATGTAGGTGGTATTGGAAGTACAGGATTTACACCACATGGTGGTATGTTTACTTGGTATGGATTCTCTGTAAACGAAGGAGCTACAATAGATCATTACGAATATTCGCTAGACAATTCAAATTGGATTAATGTAGGAACTGATACACATATTTATTTGGACAATTTAAATCCTGAAACAAGTTATACGTTATACGTTCGTATTGTTGATAACTTCGGCTCAAAATCAGATAGTGCTACATTCAGTTTTAAAACATTAGTTGACCAATTAAAGATTGCATATAACTCAAATACGTATGAAGAAAACATCCTTACAAAAGACGGAGTAGACATCTTAGCTAAGAATGGAGATAACTTGATTGTTGATGTTCTTGGTAGAGAAAGACTTAGAACCGCTAGAGTTTTCTACAACGATAACGGAGTAATAAAGAAAGTAAAAGCAGTTTATTTCAACAAGAAAGGTAAGATTCTACGTCATACAAACTATGGCAGTTAGGAGGTATATAAATGGGTGTTAGAATTGCAGAATTGCCTTCAAGTAAAGGCATTTCAAAAACAGATTTAATTATCGTCCAAGATAACGAAGCTACCAAGCAAGGTACAATTCAACAATTAGATGATTCTTTAGGTGTGAGCAAGCTTAGAGAACAATTTGAAGCGTTGGGATTATCTGTAGACGAAGAAGGATATATTGTTCAGGAGGTACAAGAATAATGGCAAAACACAGAATTTTAACAGAAGAAACAGGAGGAAAAATTGTAAAAGCATTGAATATCATTGCTCAAAATGGAATTTCACATCAATCAATGGATTGGCAGAAGGTAAGAACATTAATTGCAAACGGAGTCGGTGAAAGTGCGTTTGCTATTGGTACGCAGTTAATTGAAAAATGGACAGATACCGCTGATTCAAAAGAATACGATATGCCATGGCAAGTAAACCACTTTGAAGATATGACTTTAGAGGACGGAGAAGTAGTCCCTGGAATGTGGTTACAAACGCACTATACCTTGCCTTTTGGTATTCAATTTTCGCATCAGAGAGCGTTTCTAGCGTGTCCTGATGGACTTAGTGCTGGCACTTACAATTTCGATTTTGCTAAGGCATGGGGGAACAATGTTAAGCCAGGAATCAATTACCAATTTACATTGACAAAGCCTGTAGAAAAAGGCGGTAGATTAGCTGGATGCTATAGAGCACCCGACCAAGCACCATCTAATTGGAAAGTCTATTCATATGGTAAAGATGGAATTACATTAAATGAGACGGTAAATGTTACTGTTGGTAGTGGTGGAACAAATCTAGGAACAATCCCATATGACAGTAGAAGTGGAAATTTAAACTCAGTACAAGAATTGGCATATGGATGGAATCGTTGGAAAACATCTGCGTTACGACAATGGCTAAACTCAAGTAAGCCAAAAGGACAGTGGTGGACACCTCAGGATCAATGGGATATTTGTCCTGACCAATTAGCTTCTAAAGACGGATTCCTTTGTGGTATGCCTGAGGAAATGCTAAATTGTTTAAAAAAAGTAAAGGTGGTTACTTACGCTAACACTGTAAATGATGAAGGTGCAGAGGATATTACATATGATTATGTTACGTTACCTTCACTATCTCAGATGTTCATTAAACCACAAACTAGCGGTGAAGGTGATGTTCACACCTATTGGAAAAGAAGAAGCGGACGTACAACACCTTGCGAATGGTGGACAGATTATCCAAATATGGTTGAGTATTCCGTTGCAAATAAAACATCATCTCAGAGCGTCCGTTTGCGTTCAGCCAACCGAGGCAATGCTTGTCTTACGTGGTATGTGAACGCTAGTGGCTATGTCTACAACGGCGGCTACGCTTCCATTGCGTTTACGTTCGCCCCGCTTGTTTGCATCGCATAAATCTAAAATCGGGGCAGACAACGTACTGTCCCATACAAGGAAAGGAATTATTGAATGGCAACTAATGTAAATGAAAGAAATGTACCTGACACACCGACAAATAAAATGTTGGATTGTTTATGGGAAGCAAGAAACTTGTCTTTGTATACTGTAAAGATTTGTTCAAACACAAACAATTTTCCGCCTGAGTATTATCAGACAATGACGGGTGACATGATTAAGAAGGCAAAAGATATATACAGGCTAGGAAAAAGAGCAAATGCAATCTATGTTCAAGGTAAGACAGGACATGAAAGATGGGAAGAACGCAGTAGATACCAACGTGAAGCCATTTTCCTTTGTATAGATTTATTGTCTGACATAGATGTAGCAAAGACATTATTTAACATTCGTGGAAAACGAGTTAAATATTGGACTAATCAAGTAGTAACAGTAAAGAGAATGTATATCGCATGGCATAATGCAGATAAAGAGCGATATGCAAAATATATCAATTAGTAATTATTAATAAATACTAATACATACGGGATGTAGGTTGATTCTCAGAACGTCCGTTTGCGTTCAGCCAACCAAGGCAATGCTTGTAATACGTGGAATGTGAACACTAGTGGCAATGTCAACAACAACAACGCTTCCAATGCGAATACGTTCGCCCCGATTGTTTATCAACTTAAACTATATGGTCAACCTTAGATGTTGATACGATTTGATATGTGTAAACAAGGAACCTCATCCCTGCTCATTAGAGCGAACAATACCGCAGAATATACATAAATCAGTGTATTTTGCCACCGATGTTAGAGCCTCTTAAAAAAGATGGTAGCTAACTATGACGGAAGGAAACTATTATTTTGAAAATAAAAGAATATATTACAGACTACGATCAATTGTTTGATTCAATGTTGAAATGTAAGAAAAATGTATCTTGGAAACCAAGTGTTAAATCATTTGTATTAAATGGTGTAGAAAATTGTTTGAAGATGGAAGAACAATTACAGAATGATACATGGATAAACAGAAAACCTAAACCAATTATTGTTACATATCCAAAAAGAAGGGAGTGTTTAAGTATTCCTTTCAGGGATAGAGTTTATCAACGTAGTATTAACGATAATTCATTATATCCTCAAACGACAAAACACTTTGTTTATACAAATATAGCTTGTCAAAAATTCAAAGGAACAAAGAAAGCTATGGATGTAATGAGACAATATCTTCATAGATATTACATCAACAACAAAACAAATGTAGGATATGTTGTATGGATAGATATACATGGATATTATCAAAACATGAGACATAAAGATGTCAATGAATGTTTTTATAAGATGTGCGATTCAGATACTGCTAGTATGTCTCAAGATGTGTTAGATACACAATATTCAGGAGACATTGGATATAATCCAGGTTCTCAAATGGTTCAGATTGCTGGCATAAGCTTATTAAATGAATTAGACCATTTCATCAAAGAAAAATTACATTGCAAAAGTTTCATAAGATATATGGATGATTCCTATTTGATTACAAATGACAAAGAAAAAGCGAAGCAATGGAAGAAAATAGTTTGTGATAAGTTAATCGAATTAGGGTTTGAACCTAACCCAAAGAAAGCCAAAGTTCTAAGAATAGATAAAGGATTTATGTTTCTTGGATTTAAAGCCACATTATCAAAAACGGGAAAGGTTTATTACAACCTAAGTTCAGAAAATATAAAACATGAAAGGCGAAAATTAAAGAAACAAGTCATTAAATCCAAGAAAGGTGAAATGACAAAAGAAGAAATTGATGCAAGCCTTCATAGTTGGAGATCGCACGCAGAATTAGGGAATACGTACAAGTTATTGCAAAGAATAGATGCGTATTACGCTAATCTATGGAAGGAGATAAAAGTATGATTATCAAACAATTAGATGTTTCTATTGACAAACAAGCGGAAGAAGAATATCAAGCTTCTCAAGTTCAATCTACTAAAGATGAATTGGCAAATCAAAAGTTTCTAACAGAATACGTTGCTTGTATGGCAGGTATTGAATTACCTGTTGACGAAGAAGAAACGGAGGGAATGACTCATGTACAGGATTTTGAGTAATCAGAAAAGCAGGGTGATTGACGGAAAGTATAGCAAAGATAATTATATTTTCTTAGTAGAACAAGCTTATAAGAAAAAGAAAATCACTAAAGCAGAATATCAAGAGTTGATTGATTTTGAGTAATTTCGAGTATATTCAATATTTATTAGATATTATTGATAAGCAAAATAAAATCATCAAAGAACAAAATGAGATTCTATATATGAATGGAATTGATGTTTTGGATAAAGAGAAAGGGCGATAATGTACGTCCTTTTCTTTTCATTATATAATTGAGATGCCATAAAACAGTACCTCAGAAAATATGAGAGAGATGAAATATTTTTGGAGGTGTAAATTTATGAATGTACAAGATTTTTTAACTTTATTACAGACTGCTGCTACTTTAGTTTGTGGTGGATTAGCTTTATATTTTAAATTCAGTACCAAAGCTAAAACTAAAGCAAAAGAAGTTCAAGAAGTGATTGCCAAAATTACTGCACAAGCAGTTGTTTACATTAAAGAAGCTGAGGACAACTACAAAGATACAACTAATGCTGGTGGTAAAAAATTTGAAGAAGTTGTCGGCAAGCTTTATGATCTAGTGCCTGATGCATTGCATGGCATCATTACAAAAGAAATGATTAGTGAAATCGTTCAAAGTACTTTTGATGAAATTGAAGAATACGTTAAGATTCAATTAGATAATGGAATTGATAAAATCAACGTCAAAGGTGACTAATAGTGAAAGTAATCACTATTGATTTAGAATATGTTTTATGGCTTTTTGGCTTCATTGCTTCGGGATATGCAGTTTTAAAAATTTGGAGAGAATTTAAGAGACCGAATAAAGAATTAAAGGAAACTGTTGCAAAACACGAAGAATGGTTAGCAAGAGACAATGAGAGAATAAAATCAATTGAAAGTTTAGTTATCACACAAGAAGGGATTAAGAAAGAATTGAATGAGCACTCTCGAAGATTAGGAGAACATGAAGAAAGATTAGAAGAAGATAAGCAACGTGGCAATTTGACATTAAAAGCAAACATTGCAATCATCAACAATATGCTTTCTGAAAACGACAAAGACAAACTCCAAGAGACTAGAGACGAAATCCAAGACTTTCTGCTAGATAAAAACTAAGGAGGATGAAAAATGGGAACTCCACAAGAGTTTTATAACTATGCTATCAATAAGGTTTTTAACAATAAAGGGCAAATAATGAGCATTAACTATGTTCAAGGTGAAGAACCATATGGTGGCCAATGTGTTTCGTTAATTCAAGGCTTAATGGCATGGGGAGGGAAACCATGTATTGCACGTGGCCATGCTAAAGATTGGTGGTTCAATCGAGCTAGTAATGGTGTATTAAGTTATTTTGATGTTGTTACGGGTGCTCCCCAAAACGGTGATGTGGGAGTGTCTGTAGGTGGTGATTCTAGATACGGACATATATTTATCTATCGGGAAGGTAGAGCACTCTCTCAGAACGTTTTAGGCAACCCTAAAGCCATGTTATGGCCACTGAATTATCAAGGAGCTATTTGGGGATATTTAAGACCTAAATTCTATACAAATGCTTCTACATATGATGCTTCTCAATTGATTAAAGAGAATGGAATGGCCGCATTTAAAAATGATACTGCTATCGTTATCCATAGAGATACTCCAACAGGTACTTCTTACGGAACATTTGTAAAGGGCGAAAAGCAAGTCTATACAGAAAAATGGATTGGAAATGGACATAGATGGATTTCGTGGATTCATACAAATGGTGTAAGATGCTTTGCAGCAGTTAGTGGTAGTGAATCATATGGTGTTGAGCCATGGGCCACAATTGGCGCTCCTGAAACAAAAGATATTGAATTAACTCAGGAAGATGGTATCGCAACATTCATTGTTGATGGTGTACATAAGCATTACGATAATCCAAGTGGTGAAATCTTTGGTCAATGTAATTCAGGAGACGAGATTCGTTATTATTGGAAGTGCGTTACAAATGGACATAGATATGTTGTAGGTAAAGAAGGAGATAGAAAGTTCTTTGTTGCAGTGTCCGCTACAGAGGATAGAAGCCAAATGTGGGCGAAATTCACTGCTCCTGATACAAACAATAAGGAAGATACAAAAGAGGACTCTAAGCCTTCTACAAAGCCTTCTAAGCCAGATCGGAAGAGCACACGT